GTCCATGTCTGGTTTAAATATCTCAGCTAATTCTGCAGGAAATTTATACTTGAATGCTAATACACTTATACCGTACTTGTTTGGTGTTTGGACGTAAAAATACTTAATTTTATCACCAGAAGCAACCTTTTCATACTTAGTAGATAAATTGAACTTGTCTAACAATAAGTTGAAATAATATGCTCCTTTAACATGACATGGCATACTCTTTACTGTCTTGAACTCATTACATTGTTTTGCATATTGTTCATACTTAGAAATACTTGATGTAAATGCTAATTCTTCAATAGATAAAGTTTTAAAACTTTCAAATGCTTCAAGAACTTGTTTATCAGTTACAGATTTATTTGATGTGGATATTAACGTTTCTACAATATTCTTTACGAGAGGTTTGACCGACTTAGGCATGGTCGTTCGAGCAATTTCTACTCCAACATATTTCCATTTATCACATTCAATACCTTCATCATCTAATACATGAATAACATAACGTTTCTTTTCAAGAAATAATGCTTTATCAGCTAATGCTTCTCGTTTAAAATTTAGTCTACAATCTTTAGAATTTAAATTCTTTGAAGCCCATTCAACAATACGTTTATTAAGATATGTTTCTAAATCTTCTGCAATTGTGTAAGCATCTTTTGCAATTTTATTCTTTTTTGTAAAAGAAAGACCAGGTATACACTTAAGTGTAAGATATACTGAATCTGTATCGCCAGCCGCGCGAACATTTTCAGGACTAATGTCAATATCATACTTTTCTTTGATATATTCTGATGCAATTTGCGCCGCTTGTTTGATAACAGCTTGACCTGTAAGTGTAATAGAACTCGCAATCTCATCATCGCCGTATGGAGACTGTTTGTTGCCCATACTTCCATAAGTTGCATTAATAAGAATCTTAATACTCATTTGTTTTGCATTAAGACGTGATATTTCATTTTCTAATTGAACTTTAGATGCAATTATAGTACCTTCTTCTAGTTGTTTTAGTTGTTTCTTAAGTTTCTTAATCTGCTTTCGAACTTCAACTCGTTGATTGTAAAAGTAATCAACAAATTCAGGCATGACTCCTTTTGTTTTTTGTGAAAATAAAATTCCGGCCTTTGAAATTGCAATTTGTTCAGATTTAATAAATTTGTAAAAATCCTGCACTTTCAATTCAAAAACTTTACCATTAATATGTCGTATTGTAATAGTATTAGTTTTATTATCGAGTAAATCTTTCTTTATAATTTTGCCAATCTTTGTTTCAGGTGATGTATTTAGTGAAATCATTATATTCGGATATAGCGAGTTTGCATCAAAACTTACAATATTAGTTTGTACACCTTTTTGAGGTTCAGCAACAAATGCTCCAGGGTTGACGCCTTCTAGTGTATCTCTAACAAATGTACAAAACTTTTGATTTCTATGTCTTGCTCGAATTGCAACTGCTCCTAAAATTGTTGCAATTGACCCCATTGCACCTTCAAATGTGGTACATCCTGTATGTGCTAGCGTACGCAGTAACGCAATATATTGCAACTTTGATTCTAATTTAACAACTAGATTAACGTCTTGAATGTTATATTCTACAAATTTATTCCAATCGGTTTTCATTAGATTTACCAAGTTTGTATCTCCATATTCTACCTTGGTTTCTCCTAGTTCTAACGATGCAATAAACCCTAATCTATACGATTCTCGATTAACAAAAGAGAATCGTTTGTAAATGTCTAAGTAATCTACAAGAGATACACCGTCAATATACCATTTAACCTCCATATTACCAAATGGTCCAGGAAAGGTCCTACAATACACTCGTCCGACTGGTGATAGTTTATATACACTTTCTTCACCTAATAAGTTCTTGATACGATTAATAATATATTGGACATCAAAACCTAGTACATTCCAACCTGTAATAATATCTGGATAATCATTCTGTAAAAAACCGATGAAACTTTCCAACAAATCAATTTCCGAAGTAAAATGATTATATTGAATATTATCTGATTGTGGTGTAAATGGCTTCATTCCCCACACAACGAACTTAGATGACAATGAGTCATAAATGGTTATAACATTAATTTCATATTTAGCTTCATCAGCTTTAGGAAACTCCTGTGCGACCACTTCAATATCCAAATAATATATTTTTAGTGGAAATTTTTCAAAATCATCTGATTCATTAACATTCCAATATGTATCTAATAAACATTGTTGTACGGGTCCAAAATTTTCAAATAATCTATGATTACCTGTTTCTTTTACATATTTTGTTCTATCAAACGATGTGTTGAATACTTTCTTCTTTAGAGGTGTTTGAAACACACTTTGGAAATCACCATTGGGATCTTCAGTATAAAGATATGGTTTATATGGTATGGACGTTTGTATACGTGTACCATCTTCAGCCCATGTAAATAATTCTACACAACGTTCTCTTGGAACGTATGCAGCATTTCTATATCCTATCATAACATTTTATTATAAAAATGTTCCGAAAGAAATCTAGTCGCAAATAATATGTTGAGGTGTGATATTGCCGTTCTTATCTACGCAATAAAATTGTCCGTTTTTTTCAACGATGCAAAACTCATCAGTGCGTTGAACAATCTTACCACCTTCAAGAATTAATTCGTTAATTTTAGTGTCCATTATATCTATTTATATTTGTGCGCTCTGGAGACCCATACGGGTGTAAGTACAGATCAGTATAACATCCAATATTGTCATCATTTTCTAAGAAACGATTTTCAGCAACTTTTCGACGATGATATGATTTGTCTCTATAATCTGATAAGGATTTTAAGTTGTTTTCTATACAATGAATCATTTCATCGCCAGTATTAAATTTAATCTCTGCATTGCTATACGTGCACATATCTTGACATGCAACAGGTAGTCCATAACAGCAAGCTTCAATATATTTTAAGTCACTTTTACCTTTATTGAAGTTATTATTCTGTAATGGTGCCACTAACATTTGAATATTTAAATCGTCAATCTTTTTAGGGTAATCGTAAAACCGTTGCCAAGGATGAAATTCTAAATCACCGTTTTCAATATAGGGTCTCAATGGTAACGGAAACGCTCCAAGAAATACCCATTTAAATTTAAATCGTGTATCTATGATAGCTTTAATAACATGTTCAAAATCGTCACGATGATTAGTGCGGTTGTCAACATCAAAATGGGCTCCAGAACCTGCATATAAAATACGCGGACGTTTTCGATTTTGGGTAAAATTATTCGATATTTTTGCTAAGTTATAATAGTTACCCATCCACCATCTTGGTATAAAGTTGGGTATGACTGTCACTTCTTGCTTATTACATTTTTCTTGATAATATTGTTTCATGAAGTCATTTGTAACACTAACTTCATCGCACAATTTTATAATATCTACACTAGTTTGTCGAATTTCATCTGACTCAAAAGCAAATTTAAATTTATTATAGTCTGGGATATCTTCTCTAAAGATAATATCATCCACTTCATAAATTAATTTGAAACCGAAATCTTTTTGAATAGATTTTAAAAATTGGATAAATTGTAACTGGTGCGGTGTAGCCTGCCGTTGAATTCTAATTGCTTTTGTATTTACATACCATCTTGGATCAATAATCATTACTGTTGATTCTTGAACCATTGCTTTTTGATGAGCATTTAGTAAATGTCCAACCCACGACATTCTATACATCCCACATCCTGAATAATCAGCGTTGTAGTGTACAACACGTGGTAGTCCAGCTTCAGGTGGTAATAAATCTTCTTTTTTAGGTTGATGTGCAGGTTTATTTGCAATTCCTAATGGCAACTGGAAACTAGGAGATGAAAACGGAAGACCAGGATTAAAAAGCATATTAAATCTTATTTAGTAATAAATGGATTATAGTCAATCTTTTTAGTTTGTCCATTTTTCTTTTCTAGAAAAATAACATTTCCTGTAATAGCTTTAATACTTTCTTTTCTATGCGAAATGACCATAATACATTCATTATACTTCTCCACACGCTCTTTTAGAATATTAGTTACTTGGTCAATACCAGTTTCATCTAATGATGAATCAAACAATTCATCGTATACACTGAGATTATATGTAATGTCACCCTGCAATCTTCTCATATCCATGAATGTGAATAAACATGCAAGATCAATATCTTTTCGTTCGGCGCCACTAAAATTAAAGTAAGAACATATCTTACCCTTTTCGTTAATTATCTCTTCTTCAAAGTATTCATTGAAAAAACAATAACTATTAGCATTCATCTTTTTTAGATAATATGTTAGTTTGTTATTGAATACTTCTAGAATTTTATTGACTATATAAGATTTAACACCTTCTTCAGATACAATAAACTTTACAGTATCTAGTACATTATTATACGCTTTAAGTGAACTAATATCTTTCTGAAGATCTTGTATCTTTAACTCATTAGTTTTGATAATATCATCAATATCTGTTACATTTGATTTAAGATGTTCAATATCAGTTTCTAATTGCGATAGCCAATCAATTATTTGTGCTAATCTATTTTCAGTATTGCGTTTTTCTTGAATTTTTAAATCAATATTACTAATGCCCTTATTACATACGTCAATTAATTCACCAATATTGCCCTTCTTATTTTTGAGAGTAACTATACTACTATTATATTCTTCTATACGTTGCTCAACTGCGGAAATTTTCAAACGAATTTTTTCCTTTTCATCATTAATTGTTTGAATATCGTGTTCTAATATTGTTCGCAAACATGTAGGACATGTAGCTTCAGGTGTGCCAATTTCATTTAGTTGTTTCTTAAGCATTACTACGTCTCTGCTACTAAAATTCTTTTGTTCTGATGCTTTTTCTATTTTAGTTTCACACTCTGCTAACCCGTCTTTTAATTTCTTTAAATTAGTATTATACTTATCAATTGAATCTATTTTAATACTATTAAGCTTTTTTGTAAGTTCTGTTTTTTCTAACGTATTGTTATGTTTACGTTGTATATAAACATTTAACTTTTCTTTACGCGTGTTTAAAATGTTATTCTTTTGTGTAACTAGATTTGTGTAGTTTTTATTAACTTCTTCAAACTTTGCAAGTTCAATCTCATATAACTTCTTATTATTAAAGAAGTCTTCACGAGCAAGTGACATCATCCTACTAAAAACTTCAAGATTAAATATGCTTTCGATAAACTTACGCTTTTCTACTTTATTTTTTGCCATAAATGGTACGCTATTATTAAGCGACATAATCACACAATTTTCAAATAAACTAGGTGTAGCATTTAATAACTTATATATTACTTCCTCTGTATTTTTAATAGTGTCACGCGTTACATCTTTTCCATTTTCATACAAATACAATTTAGAAGGATTCAATGTTCGAATAATTCGATAATCTGTTTTAACTTTATCGACTATTTCAAAATCAAGTACCACTTCACATGTAGAATTTGTAAAGTTATTTGCAATCAAATCTTTTTTAAGTTCTCTTAAGGTATTACCAAATATCGCAAAGTATATTGATTCAATTACAGAACTTTTCCCTACACCATTTCGTCTATCAGTCTTGTCTCTATTAATACCAGTTATTAGATGTATCCCAGGTGTAAATTCAATCTCAACAGGTGTTTTGCCTATTGAAAGAAAATTTACAATTCGCACTTTCTTAAAATTTACTGCTTTCATTTTGCTTTATTATAAAGGTCAATAGTATATTTGATAATCTCTTCCTTATTATTAATATCCATCAAATTAATAAACTCTACAATTGCGTGTTGAATATCAATCCCAGAAAAGTCTTGTCTTTCATTAGAAAGATTATATTCACTAATATTAAAATCATAATCAACCACAAACATTTCTGGTTCAAGCTGTTTTATTTTACTAAATAAAACTTCTGCATGTTCCGGACTAATACGTTTATCTATTCGTAATTTAATAAGATTGCCAATAATCTTATCTTTTTCATCTTTTGTAATATTACCCTTTTTAGTTAAATCTGATAAAT